TCCTAAAGGAACAGGAGTTTTTAAATCAGGATCTGGTGCAGTTAAAATTGCAGGAACAGAAACTATGTGGGTTCCAGCTTCAGCAATGTATGCAACAGAAACTGCAGGTGCGGAAGCCAATCAAGTTGAAACAACAGCACTAAGACCAGACATGAAAGTTATGGACTTTGCAGATTCTGCAGATGACCATGCACAATTTTCAGTAGCTTTTCCTAAGTCTTGGAATGAAGGTACAATTACTTATCAATGTTTTTGGACACCTAGTACAACAAACACAGGAAACTGTATATTTGGATTACAAGGAGTTGCATGTGGTGATAGTGATACTATTGACGTTGCTTTTGGAACAGCAATAAATATTACAGATGCTGGTATAGGAACAGTAGAAGATCAACAAGTTTCAGCTGTAAGTAGCGCAGTTACAATTGCAGGATCTCCTGCAGTTGACCAACAAACTTACTTTCAAATATTTAGAGATGCAAACGCGGGTGGAGATACGTATACCGGAGTAGCAAGACTTTTAGGTATTAAAATATTCTTTACTACTGATGCAGCTAACGACGCATAAGGAATTTAGATATGAGAGATTTAAAAAATAATCTTACTTCAGGTAAGAACATAAAAAACATACAATCTAGAAAAGGTAAATCTTTTGGTTATCAAGTCTTAGGATTTGGTGCTGGAGGAGGAGCAAGTCCTTTTATAGTTGCAACTGGTGGAACTATAACCGAATCAGGAAATGACAAAATTCATACTTTTACAGGTCCTGGAACTTTTACAGTTGCTTCAGCAGGAAATGCTGATGGATCAAATACAGTTTCTTACACAGTAGTTGCAGGTGGCGCTGGTGGTGGTTTTTTCAATGGTGGCGGTGGTGGAGCAGGAGGATTTAGAGAGGGTAGAACACCTCAATGTAGTACATCATGGGCAGTTAGTCCATTAAATGCTCCAGCAGGTTTGCCAGTATCAGCACAAGGTTATCCAATTACAGTTGGTGGCGGTGGCCAAGAGGGATCTAATCCTTCGTCTGCTGGTGCTGTTAATGCTGGATCAAATTCAATTTTTTCAACAATAACTTCTACAGGTGGAGGTGGAGGAGGAACTGGTAATCCTCCAAACAGAGCCGGTGCAAATGGAGGATCTGGTGGTGGAGGAGGTTCAGGAGCAGGAGCAGGAGGAGCAGGAGGAGCAGGAGATACTCCTGCAGTTACTCCAGCCCAAGGAAAAAATGGAGGTTTAGCTTCGGGTAGTACTTGTGCTACTGCACTAATTGGTGGTGGTGGTGGCGGTGCTACTGTTATAGGAACAGAAGGAAATTTTCCAAATGGAGCACCAGGAAACGGTAATGGAGGTGCAGGAGCAACAAACAGTATTAACGCAACACCAACTGCGAGAGCTGGTGGCGGAGGTGGTGGTAAAGCAGGAAATCCAGGAAGTGGTGGTGCTGGAGGAACTGGAGGTGGTGGTGCTGGAGGAAAATGTGCAGTAGGAAATGCAGCCGGCACAAACACTGGTGGTGGTGGAGGAGGTGGAGGAAAAAATAATGGTGGTGCAGGTGGTTCAGGCGTAGTAATAATAAGGTATAGATTTCAATAGGTAAAAAATTATGGCACATTTTGCAAAAATATCAGAAACAAATAAAGTACTTCAAGTACTAACATTAAATAATTCAGACATGATAAACGCTGATGGTGTTGAAGATGAAACAGTAGGACAACAATATTTAGAAACACATAATAATTGGCCTGCACAAATGTGGATTCAAACATCTTACAATACACATGGTAATACACATTCAGGTGGCGGAACACCTTTAAGAGGTAACTACGCAGGTATAGGTTATACTTGGGACAAAGATGATCAAATCTTTTGGTCTAAAAAACCATATGCATCTTGGGTAAAACATAATGCATCAGCTTCTTGGAAATCACCGATCGGTGATGCTCCAGCATTAACAGCTGAACAAAAATCACAAAATACTCCAGCAGATGAAAATACTCCAGCTACTAATAGTTGGTCTTACGTCTGGAATGAAACTAATACAACTTGGGACTTGACAGACGAATTAGCATAAATTAAAAATGGTGGTGGTATGCGAAAGAAAGTATTAACAGAGCAGTCATTATATTTTGGTAATGTTTTAATGCCAAAACATTGGGAAATAGATAGAACTGAATTAGCTCATCACATTTTACACTCCAGTTTAATTAATGGAGAATTACAATTTTCAAAAACTTATGATAAGTTAAATACTTATATGAGAGATCATATTGGTCTTGAGTATAATATAAATTTAATTAACAAAGAAACGTGGGGAAATATATATAAACCCAATGAGACAACAATTCCTTTATTAAATGTTGATCCGGTGGATCTTAAAAATTCTCCAGACTTTACTATGCTTTATGGTGTTAAAGTTAAAGATTGTAATGTTAGAATACACTATGAAGATAACAGACGTAAAGGAAAAAGTTGGGATATAAAACTTACAGATAATATGTTCATAATGTTTCCATCTACTAATATGTATTACCTAACTAACAATCAAAAAGATTCATTAAACTTTGTTCAAACAATAACTTATGAATATATATAAAAAATTTTTACCTAAACAAGTTTTTGATACATTAAAAAATACTATGATGGGTTATTATTTTCCATATTATTTTAATGATTATATAAACAAACCATCAGAAGATAAAAATAATTTTCAATTTACTTTTACATTTTTAAGAAATGGTCAATATGAATGTTGGGGAGGACTTAAAGATATAATAGTTCCAGTTTTAGAGAATATAAAATATAAAAAAATAAACAGAGTAAAAGCTAATTTATTAACAACAACAGAGAAAATAATTGAACATGGTTATCATATAGACCAAGATAAAGGAACAACTGGTATTTTGTATTTAAACAATTGTAATGGTTATACTAAATTTGAAAATGGTAAAAAAGTTGTAAGTGAAGAAAATAAATATGTAGAATTTGATTCTAGTTTAAGACATACTGGATCATCTTGTACAGATCAAAAAAGAAGAGTTGTAATAAATTTTAATTATGAATCTAACTAATTATTACTGGCATTTTCCGGCAGCACTCACACCAAAGTTTTGTGATGATGTAATAGCTTATGCAAATTCACAAGAAGAAGTTATGGCTAGAACAGGCGGCTATGTAGATAAAAAATTAGATAAAGACCAAGTTAAAAATATGCAAAGAAAAAGAAAGTCAGATTTAGTATGGCTTAATGATACTTGGATATATAAAGAATTACATCCATACGTTCACGAAGCAAATGCAAGAGCTGGTTGGAACTTTGAATGGGACAAATCAGAATCATGTCAGTTTACAAAATATAAACACAACCAATATTATGATTGGCATTGTGATAGTTGGGAAAAACCTTATGAAAGAAAAAACAAAGATGATCCTGACAATGGTAAGATTAGAAAACTATCTATGACTTGTCAATTAACAGATGGTTCCGAATACACAGGTGGTGAGTTAGAATTTGATTTTAGAAACTACGATCCACATATGAGAGATGAAAGTCAACACTTAAGAAGAGCAAAAGAAATTTTACCTAAAGGATCTATTATTGTGTTTCCTTCTTTTGTATGGCATAGAGTTAAACCCGTAACCTCTGGCACAAGATACAGTCTTGTTGTTTGGAATTTAGGAAAACCATTTAGATAATATGTATATAAATAATTACTTTAACACGACCATTTGGTCAGAACAAAAACCAGAGTTTGTAAAATCATTAACTAAAGCATCTAACAAATATATTAAAGCTGCTAGAAATTTTTCAGAAGCTAAAGCACATATAAAAAAGTTTGGTGACTTTGGAAGATCATATCATTCAACATCTCTTACAGCTGACAATGATTTTATAGATTTTAGAAATTACATTGGTCAAAAATCTTGGGAATATTTAGATCACCAAGGTTTTGATATGCAACAATACACAACTATGTTTAGTGAGATGTGGGTACAAGAGTTTGCTAAAAAAGGAGGTGGACATAATTCAGCACACATTCATTGGAACCAACACGTATCTGGTTTTTACTTTCTAAAAGCAAATGAAAAAACATCTTATCCTGTATTTCACGAACCAAGAACAGGAGCACGATCTACTAAATTAAAAATGAAAACTAATTTAAAAAAAATTCTTAATGGAAATGAGCTTGTTCATTTTAAACCTCAACCAGGAACGTTAATTATATTTCCAGGATATCTAGAACATGAGTTTTCAATGGATTATGGTATTGAACCTTTTAGATTTATACATTGGAACATACAAGCAGTGCCAAAAGAGATGGCAAAAGATGTTTAAAAAGAAAAAGTATACAGTTATTCGTCAAGCTATATCAAAAGACTTGGCTAGTTTTGTTGCAAACTATTTTATGATGCAAAAACAAGTCTATGATACTTGTAGAAACGCTAGATACATTTCACCTTTTGAAAATATTATAGGTGAATACGAACCAACTGATGGTCAAATACCAAATACATATAGTCAATATTCTAATATTGCTATGGAAACTTTAATGTTAAAATGCCAACCTAAAATGGAAGAGGCTACAGGATTAAAATTATATCCAGCTTATACTTATGCAAGAATCTATAAAAAAGGTGATGAACTTAAAAGACACAAAGATAGATTTAGTTGTGAGATATCAACTACTATGAATCTTGCTGGTGATGATTGGCCAATCTATTTAGAACCTTCTGGAAAAGAAGGGTTAAAAGGAATACAAGTTAATTTAAAATCAGGAGACATGCTAGTCTATTCTGGTTGCGAACTAGAACATTGGCGAAATAAATTTAGAGGTAAGGAATGCGTTCAAGTATTTCTTCATTATAACAATAGAAAAACTTCAGGCTCAAAAGATAATATGTTTGACAAACGTCTACATTTAGGACTTCCATCTTGGTTTAAACGATGATATATCCCTATAATGGAGACAGTAATCCACCATACCTACTGTCTCCTTTATAAGGATTTTATATGTTACAAAAACTAGGATTTTTACCAGGATTTAATAAACAAGTTACATCTACCGGAGCCGAGTCGCAATGGACCGGCGGCACTAATGTACGTTTTAGGTATGGTACACCAGAAAAAATAGGTGGCTGGAATCAATTAGGAGACAGTAAATTAACTGGTGCTGCTCGAGGTCTACATCACATGGTTAATAAAGCAGGTATTAAATATGCTATTATTGGAACCAATAGAATTTTATACGCATACTCAGGAGAAGTATACTACGACATACATCCTTTAGTTAATCCATCCGGTACAGCTATTACCAGTGCATTTAGCACGACTAATGGATCACCTACCGTGACCATAACTTTTTCTGGTACAACAACTTTTCAAGAAGGTGATATTATTTTATTTGGAGACGTCTCAACTTTTTCTGCTATTACTAATTCTAATTTTAGTGCAGCAGATTTTGCTGATAAAAAATTTATGGTATCAAGTGTACCTAGTAATAATTCAATTACTATTACAATGCCTGGTAATGAAACTGGATCTGGTGCTACTACTTCTGGAGGTATTACTTTTTTTCAATACTTTCACGTGGGTCCAGCAGAACAAGTTGGTGTTTTTGGATGGGGTATATCACAATATGGTGGGACAGTAACTGCGCCTCAAACAACAACTTTGAATGGAGCATTATCTGCTAACTCAGCAGGGACAGGTGGAACTGGAACTAGTATTATTTTAACATCTGTATTAAATTTTCCAACAACGGGAACTAATTTTATACAAGTAGGTACAGAAGAAATTTCTTATACGGGAGTTAACACAGCAACAAATACTTTAACAGGGATAACTAGAAACGTTAGAGGAACAACCAATGCCCTTCACAACACAGGAGCTACCGTTACCAATCACAGTAGTTTTTCTGGTTGGGGTCAATCATCAGCTGACACAGACACTGTAGCTGAACCTGGTCTATGGTCTTTGGATAATTTAGGTAGTACTTTGATTGCTTTAATATTTAATGGTGAGTGTTTTGAATGGGATTCTAATTTAACTAATGCAACAGGAACTAGAGCTACTATTATATCGGGTGCACCAACAGCGTCACGTGATATGTTAGTATCTACTCCCGATCGTCACTTAGTATTTTTTGGTACTGAAACAACTATTGGAGATAAGTCTACTCAAGATGATATGTTTATAAGATTTTCATCTCAAGAAAATATAAATGACTATCAACCTACAGCAATCAATAGTGCTGGTACACAAAGACTGGCCTCCGGATCACGGATCATTGGTGCAACACTTGGTAGAAATGCAATTTACATTTGGAGTGATACATCTTTATTTACAATGAGATTTGTTGGAACTCCTTTTACATTTGCTTATGAACAGGTTGGAACTAACTGTGGATTAATAGGTAAAAATGCAGCTGTTGAAGTTGACGGTGCTGCGTATTGGATGTCTGACAATGGATTTTTTAGATTTACTGGTAAGCTAGAATCAATGGATTGTTTAGTTGAAGATTTTGTTTATGATAATCTTAACACTACATCTAATCAATTTATTTATTGTGGTATTAATAACTTGTTTGGTGAAATTACTTGGTTCTATCCTACAGCTGCTTCTAATGTTAACACTAGATCGGTTACCTATAGTTATTTAGATTCAACAGCTAAACGTCCTATTTGGTTTACAAACGATAGTACATTATTTACTAGAACAACTTGGCAAGATTCTGCTGTATTTGGTTTACCGCACGCAACACAATATGATGCAGGCACTGATACTTCTTTTGATGTAACTGGTAATACCGATGGTATTTCATATTACTATGAACATGAAACAGGTTTAAACCAAATAAGACTTGGTGTCACCACAGCTATTCCAGCAGATATTACTTCTGGTGATTATGATATTACGCAAAAAGTTGTTAGAGGAGCTGCAACAAACTTAGGTGACCTTAGAGGTGATGGAGAAAATATTATGAGAGTAAGTAGAATTATTCCAGACTTTATTAATCAAAATGGAAACACAATTATACAATTAGATTTAAGAAACTATCCTAGTGATGCGGCAGCTAGTTCATCGCTTGGACCGTTTACGATTACATCAAGCACTACAAAAGTAGACACAAGAGCTAGAGCTAGATCAATAGCTCTTACAATATCCAACACTGCAGTAGATACTAGTTGGAAACTAGGAACTTTTAGATTAGATATACAAACTGGAGGAAGACGATAATGGAAGCTTTATTAAAATCACTACTTGATAGAGGTTATGCTTATGACGTTGCTGCAAAAATGTTAGGTATAGATAAACAACCAGAAAACCCTAGGTACGCAATTAGTTTAGGTGGTATGAATTTAAATCCTATGAACATGTTTAAAAGAGCGGGAATTAATAAAGGTATAAAAAGTTTAATGAGTGGAAAAATGAGTAGTATGGTAGGACCGGGACTTTTAATGGGTGGAGCTTTAATGTTAGGTAGAGCATATGATCCAACAAGACCAGGTTCACGTAATTATAACCCTGAACTTCAAGGTCAAATAGATTATGCTTTAGGTAGAGGTTACATAGGAAAAAATCCTGGTAGTGGGTTAGGACAATATACAGGTAACTCTGTGTTAAGTGGTCAGAACGTTAAATCTATGTTTGGAACTAATGATTATGGAAAACAATTACAAAAATATAGAGATAAATATAAAGACACAATGCCTAAAGATAGATTAGATAAATTAGATCAAGAAATACAAGATCAAATAACTAATGATTTTGATAAAACAGATAAATTTATAGAACAATATTCTGCACCTACTTATACACCACCTACTATGAAAGATATTTCTGGGAGTAATGATAGAAGTGATAGAAATGATAGAAGTGATAGACCTGGTGGAAGTGCAAGTTTTGGTAAATCTTTTCATGGAGCTAGAGGAGGCATTGCAAGTTTATAATGGCAAAAATAGTACAAACATTAACAAGAGCAAGTAACGAGTACGAACCAGATATTGCTCAGTCCCTAGTTAGAGATTTAGATAGTGTGTTAGAGAAATTAAACACAACGTTT